CACGTTTATCGCTGACACCTTGGTTATGCCTTGGCGCAAAATGCAATTGCTCGGCTCAACTCGACTGACCGATACAAACGATACCATTTTGTCTTTCATCATGAAAAACAATGTGTACACGTTGACTACTGGCCAGCAATTGTTGATTCGTGGCGTTCGCTTGCTTGATGGCGTGAACACCGAAACTTCACCACCTTCTGACCGTATGATTGCCTACCGTCGTTCGCCTGAAGTGTTGAAGCTGCACATTCCAATGCCTTTGCGCTTCCTTGGTGTTCACCAAGACGGGCCATTGCGCTGGGTTGTTCCGGGTGTATTCCGCCTTGGTGGCTTGGATATTCGCCAACCAAAAGCAGTCTCCTACATTGATGGCATCTAATCGGTGACAGTCATGAAATTAATCAATAAATCAATTCGTGCGCTGGGTGTTCCCGGCGCGCGTGCTTCGATTGTGGTACAGGTTGGTCAATCGGTGACTATTACCGAAAAAGACCTGTCTGCAATCAAGGCTAATTCGATGGCGGCGCGATGGCTTGAGTCTGGCGCGCTTGTCATTGAAGGCAATTCAATTAAAAAAGAGGATGAAAATCCTATTGTTTTGCCTGAGAAAGAAACAGAGTTGCTTATTAAAGATGAATCAAGCAATGAAAACACTAATGACCAGCTTGATAAAGCCATTGTTCGTCATGTTGGTGCTGGCAGGTATAACGCCTTTGTCAGTGATGAGCCGTTAAGCGATAAGCCGCTAGATAAGGCTGAAGCAGAATCATTAGCAGGGGAATACAATGCCTCTAGTAATTGAGACGGGAGCTTGCGTTACCGGTGCCGATAGCTGGATAAGCCTTACAGACGCCAATGCGTACTTTACTAATTATGGCGGATTCTGGACTGGCACCGATGCGCAAAAAGAGCAGGCATTACGCCGTGCGGCATTGTGGCTATCAACAGCAATGAACTGGAATAGCAGAAAGGTTTGCGCCAATTCAATGCTGGCGTTTCCTGCTTACGATATTGTTGATTGTGACGGCAATGCGATTGAGTCTGATGTTATCCCGCAAAACATAATCCTTGCTCAGCTTTCCGCAGCATCATACGAGCTAAGGTTCCCCGGTGGACTAACCCCAAGCCTTGCTGCTGGAAGGCAGGTGCTGAAGGAAAAAGTTGATGTGATCGAGGTCACTTACATGACTGCAGACCAACAGGGTATATCAACCCCTATCGATCCTATCGCAGCACAGCGCACAGTATTAACTCAAGTCAATGACCTAATTCGATGCTTTGCCAGCGTAGGGCGCGCCACTCCTTGGCCGTTTGTGGTGTAAGTCATGGCGATAGATTATGATAGTCTTCGAATTAATACAGCAGAAAGGCTCCTAAGAGAAAATGGCAAAATAGCGCAGATAGTAACTCCCGGCGCAGCAACTGGGCCAAGCTATAACCCGTCCCCTTTGCCGCCCACAAAAGAGCCTGTTTATTTCGTAGAAACTCGCTACAGCATGACCGACCGAAACCAGACATTGGTCGAGGTTGGTGATAAAATTGGCTTGGTTAGCACCGAGACCGGAGCAATACCAAAAAAATCAATCAATCAAATTGAAATCGACGATGTTTTATATCGGTTTATCGATGTTCAGCCGCTTAATCCCGGTGGTGTCGTGATGCTGTATAAGGTTCATTGTCGCAAGTGAGGAAAGCATGAGCAAAGCCGTATCCATTCCAACCCTTCCCACCGTCTCGCTGGTTATGCGCGAGGTCAATGGCGTTGAGCTGATATTCACATCCGATGGCAAATTGCTTGCCGGTCAAACCGATAGCGGACACGTCTACTATCAGGATATTGATGTTCGCGGCAAGACCGAAAAGAAAAAGTGTTTTAGAGCCACTTTCATCTATGGCCCCAAAGAATTCCACGGCGGCGAACCATTGGAGGTGTGACCGATGGACAATGTAACCCATATCCCCTCCAAATTCAGCGAGCTACACGCAGCTGTTGCCAATATCCGCAAAGACATTGGCGCAATGATCGAAATGCAGACCTACATTGCACAGATGCGCAGGGCTTCCTTTGATGCTCATATCAAAGAGGGTTTTACGCCAGAGCAGGCAATAATCCTATGCGCTAAGGTGACGATATGAAAAGCCAAATTATTGTCAAAAAGTATGGCGAAGTCGCTGAAGGTTATTTTAATTCACAGGCTGCGCTAGAGCGCGTTGGTGATATTTGCGTTTGCGAGATTAAGGGCGTTAGGCTGGAAATATTTGGGGAGCTGAAAAAGTTTACTCAATCGGCAAAATGCGAATCGATCAGAAAAGCAAAGGTTGCAATTAAAAAAATGGTTACAATGGCTTTTGATGATTCCGCGTTGGATGCAAATAATTTCACGCCACTAGAATTTACTGAGATTGGCTAGCGATGGCCACATCATCCAAAAAGCTCCAGCAATTTCTCGATAGTTTAGAGCCAGAAATCAGGAAGGCATTTCTTGAGGACGTGGCTCTAATTCGTTATCGGTCGAATATCAAAGCCCTTGAGGATGCTATCTCATCCTATGACATTGAGGCGATCCTATACGCTTCAGGCATTAGGGAAAGCCAATGGGCGAACCTTGCCGAGTCATTGCGCGCGACCTATAGCAAGTCTGGTGCCTTTGCGGTATCAACCGATGTGCCAGCTCGATTTGGCATGCGATTTAATATGACTAATCCGCGCGTCACATCATGGATAGCCGAGCACAGCTCGCAGTTGGTAGTTGAGATAAACGCTAAGCAGCTAGCCGCAATACAAAACACCGTAGCAGCCGGTTTGGGCGATGGCAGAAACCCCCGCAGCATTGCCTTAGATATCGCCGGAAGAGTTAGCCAGCAAACGGGCAGGCGCACAGGCGGGATAATTGGCCTACACGATCAGTTTGCTGATTACACCAGCAGCGCGCGCCGTGAATTGGCTTCACTGAATGGCAACTACTTCACCCGCACCCGCAGAGATAAGCGTTTCGACTCATTGGTCAGAAAGGCCATGGAGTCGGGCAAGCCGATACCCAAAGAAACAGTTGATAGAATCGTCAACCAGTACGCTGACAGGCTTCTTGCTACCCGCGCCGAGACAATAGCGCGCACCGAAGCAATGACCGGCATGAACGCCGCCGGTAACGAGGCAATGAGCCAAGTGGTTGATGAAGGTCTGGCTGAGGCTGATGCCATCACCGAGGTGTGGGATGCTGCTATGGACTCGAAAACAAGACCAGACCATTTTGCGGCAGACGGGCAATCAATCAAACATGGCGAATTTTTCACAGTTGGCGGCTATCAAATGCGCTTCCCGGGTGATTCATCAATGGGCGCTGGAGCAGATCAAACGGCAAGATGCCGCTGTATGGTAAGAAAAGAAATCGATTTCAGTAAAACGGTGCTTTAATGAGCTTCTCCGGTGATGTTGCCGCCCACATCGAGAAATGCCGCAAGCGATTGGCATATACTGCCAAGACAGCTACGCTAGCCGTGTGTAACGATGCGCGACTAGTTGGCCCAAGCGTTGCCAATCCAGATGCTAACAAGGGCGGGCGGATGCCGGTTGATACAAATAACTTGCGCAACTCTATGGCGGCGTCAATATCTGGACTTCCATCAGGACAGACTGAAGGCAATGAAAAAAAGACCGGCGATGATGTTGCAGCGATGTTAATCCGCTGGAAGCCTGGTCAATCGCTATTTTATGCAGGATTTACCGCTAACTACGCTCGCCAAATGGAGTACCGCTACGGATTTATGCGCGGTGCCGTTATGAAGTGGGGCGAGTTAGTCCGTAAAGCCGCCGAAGAATCAAAGAGGAAAATACCATGATCAAAGTTCCCGAAAGTTGCCTCCCGTTGTTGCGCGAGCACCGCACCCATTACACTGGTGATTTCGTTGCTGCCTACAATGCTGAATTGCAGGCCACATACGAAGGCATTAAGAACTATCTTCCGAGCGAGGGTGTCATTCTGGACATTGGCGCTGGCATGGCCGGTATCGATATCCTGCTAGATCGGCATTACGGTGGTGAGGCAAAGATCACGCTATTGGACAAGCAAGGCAAATCAGAAAAGATCAATGCCGGATTCCACAAATCTGCAGATACCTTTTCGAACTATCATGACTTTGACTTGGCGATTGAAATGCTTGGCACTAATGGTGTTGAAAATATTCGCACTGTTGATATTGCTAACGAAAAATTCCCGCGCTCGCCATTTACGGTGGTCATCAGCCTTTTAAGCTGGGGATTCCACTACCCGATCAGCACCTATTCGCCAAGGGTCAAGAAGGGCGGCATTATCATTGCCGACATTCGCCGCGATACCGATGGAATCAAACAGCTAGCCGAGTATGGCGCCATTACTGTTGTGCATAACGCCAAGAAATATCAGCGCGTGGTCGTGCAATGCTAGTGTTCGTTTGCTTCAAATGGGAGCGAATCAAGACCGGATTTCAATTGCCTGCCGTGTGCAATTACACCGCGCATCACGTCAATGTGCTGCGCAACATGCTGGAGCGTCACGTAAAAATACCACACCGGCTGATTTGCGTTACTGATAATCCCGAGTATATCGATCCGAGAATCGAAACGGTTGAGCTGTGGGATAAGTGCCGAGATTTGGGTGGGTGCTATAACCGCCTATGGGTATTTAGCGAAGAAGCGCGCGAGCTGTTCGGTGATCGCTTTGTCTGCATTGATCTTGATTGCGTGATCGTAAACGACTGTACCGATTTATTTACTCGGGAAGATGACTTTATTATCAACTCATACAACCCTTGCGCGCGCAACCCAATCGACCAGCATTACAACGGCAGCATGTTTATGGTTACCGCTGGCGCCCGCAGACAGCTGTGGGATGATTTCGACCCTGAGTCATCGCCGGATATAGTGCAAGCCGACCCAAACACCATAGGCACAGATCAGGCGTGGATTAGACACAAGCTAGGCAAAGGCGAGACAAGATGGGGTAACGCCGATGGAGTCTACGAGGCGCGCCAGATCAACCACTATTTATTGCCCGATGCCAAGATAATATTTTTCTCTGGTCGCCGTGACCCGAGCGAAAACAAATACCGATGGGTGCAGAGGCATTGGCTATGATCACGATTGCTTGCGTATTAAAAACCGGTGGATGGAAAAACCGACATATCAACGTCGAGTATCACCCACGCCAAGTGATTTGGCTGCGTGATCAGGTGGCGCGGCACGTTAAGTGCGATTACCGGTTCGTGTGCTTTTCTGATGTCGAGATTGAAGGTGTAGAGGTGATACCGCTAACCGATAATCTACCTGGTTGGTGGAGTAAGCTGGAATTGCTTAAGCGCGATATGGGCAAGGTGTTTTACCTAGACCTAGACACCGTGATCATTGACGACATAACCCACATGGTTAAATACGATCACAAGTTCTCGGTGTTGCGCAATTTGTCGAGCAAGGCGCCGGGACGAATCGGCTCTGGCATAATGGCGTGGAACGGTGACTATTCGCATATCTACCGCAAGTTTATGGAATCGCCAGAAAAGTACATGGCGGAATATACGACTTCAGATCGCTGGGGGGATCAGTCACTAATCCAAGAATTTATGAATGGCAAGTTTGAGTTTTTTCAGGATATTTTCCCCGCTCAAATGGGCAGTTATAAGTTTGATTTCGCGCAAGGTAATCCATGGCGCGGAACAAGAATTGTTATTTTTCACGGACAACCTAAGCCTTGGGAGACTGCCCACGAATGGGTTCCAAAGTTGCCTTCATAATCGCTACCGGCCCAAGCCTAACGCAATCCGATGTTGATATGGTGCGCGGCAAAGGTGCGGTTTATGCGGTTAATAACGCCGTGTTCTTGGCGCCTTTCGCTGATGTACATTATGCGTGCGATGAAATTTGGTGGAAAACTTACTGTCCTGTTAGGCCTGATTGGTTTACTGGGGAGCGGTTGACAATATCGCCATATCATTACCGGTTTGATGCGGTAAAAATACCCTCGGAATACACCGGCACGTTTGGAGATGGATTTGGCCGGTCAGCGGTTCGCACTGGTGGAAATAGTGGATTCCAAGCACTAAACCTTGCCATTATTCGCGGATTCAAAACTATTTGCCTATTGGGGTTTGATCACCAGCAAACGGACGGAAAGGCGCACTTTCATGGCGATCACCCAAAGGGCATGGGTAACGGCAAAGCCACTGATATATGGATCAGGGCAATGAATAAAGCGGCGGCTAACACATACGGCGCAAAAGTGATAAACTGCACCAGAGAAACCGCATTGACGTGTTTTGACCGTATGCCATTAGAGGATTTTATTCGTGAATACTGCAATTCTTGAGGCGTTTTTAGAAAAGCTTGAGGAGTTGGGTATTTCACCAGCCTTACCAGTTGCATGGCCGGGCATTAATTTAGACCCGCCCGATTCTGGAATGTGGCTAGAGGTTTTGTTCTTCCCCAATGAAACGGAAAACGTAGCATGGGGAGCAGATGCGCCAGTCAATGCAAAAGGTTTTTTTCAGGTATCAGTTTTTTATCGCCCCGGTATTGGGCAAATTCAGCCATCGGCAATAGCGGATTTAATCATCGCGCATTACCCGAAAGGGCTAAAGTTTATCGGTGACGTTGGGGTTATCAAAAAGCCTTGGCAGTCGCCAGCAGTAACGGGCAGCGATAGATTGTTTATCCCTGTTTCGATCCCTTATAGCGGACTTTTAAAATGATTGATTTTTATCAAGACTATATAAAGTCAATTATTGAATATTTCCCTGAAACAGGAGAAATGATATGGAAAAAAAGAACAAGCGAGCACCATAAATCGCCAAAAGTATTGAATGCGTGGAATTCAAACTTTGCAGGTAAGGTGGTTGGCTCCATTGGGAAAAATGGATATAAAAGCGCAGCAATAATGAATAAATACAAGGTGCTTGTCCATCATATCGCATGGATATATATGACAGGTGCGTGGCCAGAAAAATATATAGACCATAAAAATGGAGTAAGAACTGATAACAAATTTGATAATCTTAGACCGGCAAATGAGTCTGAAAACTCATTAAATGCAAAGATAAGATGCGACAATAAAAGCGGACACAAAAATGTTTTTTGGAATTGTCGAGTTAAAAAGTGGAATGTTAAGTTATCGGTTAACAGAAAACCAATACATATAGGTTATTTTGATGATTTAAGCGCAGCCGCTTTGGCTGCTGAAAGCGCAAGAGTTACCTATCATAAGGACTTTGCTAGACACAGATAATATCTGTCCCCATACGCTGGGTTAATCAAGTAAATCAGTCAATCCCTGCTTTTTGTGGGGCAAATGGAGCCGGTAATCGGCTAAACACTATTTGTCATTTGACGAGGTATTACTATGAGCGATTGCGGCGCTACAAACTACGCAGCGAAATTCTACATTTCGACCACTGTTCAAAACTCCAACCTTAACCTTACTGGCTTCCAAGGTCTTACTTGGGAAGAAGTGCCTAACCTTGGCACCTTCGGCGATACCGGTGTAACTCAAAATATTGTTTCCTACTCCACTTGGGGTAATAACGTTGTCTGTAAGGGCAAGGGCGAGGCTAACGCTGGCGATCCTGATGCAGAGTTCTTGGATGTTCCAAGTGCTGGCATGGATTTATTGCGCGCGGCTGCATCCGTGAACAACCAAAACAACTACGCATTCAAACACGAATGGGCTGATGGCTCGCAAGAGTACAACCGTGGATTGGTAACCGGCCCAACCCTGATGAAAGGCGGCAACGAAGACTTCAAGCGTGTTTCATTCAGCTTCGGTCTTAACCAAGAGCCAATCACCTCTGCTGCTGTAAGTTCGTAATTTCGTAACTGTTCCGCCCCGAGGGGTTCGCCCCTCAATCAATTAAATCAATCAAGAGAGTTAAAATATGTCAGTTGACCTGTCAAAAATCGTAGCAAGCAATAACGAAGTTGAGTTAAGCATCCCCGGCTTTGGCGGCATTGGTTTTTTTGTAACATTGCGCCATGACTCATCACCCGAAGTGCAGAAATTCGTTAAGCAGTACCAAAACAAGGTTATGGAAGATTCGCGCAAAGGCGGAAAGAACAAAACCGCGAACGCTGAATGGTACAAGCTGGAAAAACCACTTGCCCATATTGCAAGCTGGCGCTGGGCTAACGACCAGTTCAATTTCAATGGCGAACAGCCGCAATATTCCCGAGAAAAAGCTATCGAAATGCTGAAAGGCGAAGGGGCTTTTTCTTTCTACTTGCGTCAACTGGTCGATGAGTCTGTCGCGGATGACGAAAGTTTTTTAGCCAAATCTGTGTAAATTTATCGGAGGCCATGCGCTACCACGTCAGGTACAAAATGATGTGGGGGCACAAGGTCAGGAAGGGCAGGGGCGACCCTGAAGACGTTACTAGAGAAGATTACAACGCGGCATTTGGTGTTGAGTCGCCAGAGCAACCAGAAATACCAGAGTGCGCATATCACGCATGGGAAATATGGTGGCGACTCAACGCAAGGCGCCCAACCGGCGAGAATCAAACGCCAATATCATGGAGCGAAATGCAGTCGTTTTGCGCCATGAGCGGTGTAGTTATTTTGCCTGATGACGTAGCGATGATAGAGGCTCTTGATAACTCTTACCTGATAGCAGTTTCCGAAGAAAGGCGCGGGGCATTTGACCGGGCAAGAGAAGAAAAAAAAACCGAAAAACCGAAAAAGGCTAAACGATGAGTGTTGATCTTGCCAAGCTTGCTTTATCTGTAGATGCCAATCCTTTTGTTAAAGCCGACAAAACAATGACGGCTTTTAACAAGACTGCGAGCAATACTGAACAGCAGGCTGACAAGATCACCAAGTCTACTGACAGAATGGCTAGGCATATGCGCGCTGCTGATGCCTCAGTTGGACTGCTAAAGGGCGCCTTTGGTGCTCTTTTGGCTGCTGTATCAATTGGCAAATTTGTCGAGATTGAGAGAGCAACAGGGATACTTACTGCAAGCCTAAAGAATGCCACCGGTAGCGCACAAGGTGCCGCCGTAGCATTTGGAGCAATCCAGAGGCTGGCTGGACAGCTTCCGGAATCGGTCGAGTCAGTAACAAACGCATTTGTAAAAATGGTCAATCTAGGTCTTGATCCGTCAGAGGCCGCCATCCGCTCTTATTCCAATACCGCTGCCGCAATGGGCAAAGACCTTAATCAAATGATCGAGGCCGTTGCTGATGCAGCCACAGGAGAGTTTGAGCGACTTAAAGAGTTCGGAATTAAAGCCCGCCAACAGGGCGAGCAAGTATCCTTCACCTTCCAAGGTGTAACCACTACGGTTGCAAAAGAATCGGCGGCGATAACAGGCTACCTGAAGCAAATTGGCGAGGTAAATTTTGCCACTGCCGCAACCGACAGGATGCAGGAGCTTGACGGGGCAATGTCAAACTTTGGTGATACCTTTGATGGATTATTCAGAACGATAAACAGCAAAGGACTTGGGGTATTAATTGCGGACACTTTCCGCATGGCTACAAATGTACTTCAGGAACTAAACGACACCATAGCAAGCGGCCAATTGGGCGCCTATATAGATGCTCTTGGTTTAAAGTTCAGTGTGTTCGGAAATGAAGCGCTGACAGCGTTTAATGTGGTTGCTGATGGATACGACTGGTTAAAACAAATGCTGGCACCATCCGCAGGCGGAATTGCTGATTTTCTCCTTGATGCATTTAAAAACCTTCCTGAAAACATTCGCGCCTTTATTCAGCTTGCAGTTGTAGAAATCGCTGTGCTGGCCGACAAAGCAAAAGCCTACGGCGAGCAAATAGCGCGCAACCTTAATCCAATTACAGCTATTCAGGATGCTATAGGAGGATATGAGCAATTAAACGCCAAGCTTGCCGGAATAGACAGCGCAAGACAGGATTCGATTGCTACGATAATGGATGAGCGAGATGCTGCTTTAAAAGCTTTTGATGATCAGGCTGATAAGGCTGGCGAACTGCGAAAAAAATACGATGCCAATAATGCTGCACTACTGGATGGTGGCGATGTTCTTGGTCAATTCCAAATAAAAGCAGATGGGGCTACAGAGTCGGCCGAAAAGCTTGCGGAAAAAGTAAAGCAAGCTGCTGAAATGATGAAGATCATCGAAGAAATGGAAATGGATGATCTATTCGGCGATAGCGATGGCATTGATCCGTTCGCTGGTATTGATGATCCTGCGGTACAAGAAGCAATAAAGGCACAGCGCGAAGAGTTTGACGAACTAATTAACTCTGTCGATGAGTTCGGCGGAGCTTGGACTCGCACAGGATCGATTGTTGCTGACTCGCTGGGCAGCATCATGGACGTGATGAATGATTATTCAAAGCAGCTCGAATCGCTTGGAGAGGCTGAAAATAAAATAGCACTTGCCAGAGAAATGGCAAATGATCCAAGCCAACTTAGGGAAGCAGAAAAGGCTGAGAAAAAATTAGCAAAAGAACGCACCGCCGCAAACATTGGAAGCTTTCGCGCTATTACAGGCGCAGCATCACAAATGTTCAGCGAGCAATCTAAAGCGCGTAAAGTGCTGCACAATTTGGAAATGGCATTTTCGGCTATCGAAATGGCCATGGCTATTCAGCGATCTTTCCTTGCTGCAAAGGAGGCTGTTCTTACTCAGGCTAAGGGCGATCCTTACACGGCATGGGCGCGTATGGCCGCTATGGCTGCCGCTGTTGCTGCCTTGGGATATGCGGTTGGTGGTGGCGGAGGCGGCGGGGGGCAAACTGCTGAGCAAATACAAGAGTCGCAGGGGACCGGAAGCGTACTTGGCAGCAATGATAAATCTGAGTCAATGCTCAATGCTATGGAAATGGTGGCGGATACCGGCATAGATCAACTAGCCGAGCTTATTGGCATTAGACAGGGTCTTAGCGGTTTAACTGGTGGCATAGACAGGCTGGCTATCGGGGTTTCTACAAGCGGCCTCGCAGACCAAAAATACATAAAATTTGCATCTACTCACCTCGGTGTTCCTCTTGAAGCTGGCAGCTTTGAGCTTACCGGTTCTCGCGACATAGACGATGAGCGCAGAGCCGCGCTTGCTCCACTGCAATCGCAATTTGTTGATATTTTTAAGCAAATTGGATCTGTGATTAATACAGGGCTTGAGTCTCTTGGGCTTACCACAAATGAGTCAATAAATTCGTTTTACATGCAGCTCGGAAAAATATCTTTCGAGGGGTTGTCTGGAGAAGAAATTCAGCAAGAGTTAAATGCAATATTGAGCCAGCAGGCAGACTTAATCACAGGCCATTTAATACCATCACTTTCTGAATACCAGCAAATGGGCGAGGGACTTTTCGAAACCCTTATTCGTGTTGCAAAAGAACAAGCTGTATTTAACGACACGATTGAAAGCATGGGACTTTCGCTTGGCGGATTATCAAACTTAATGCGCATCGACGTTGCTCAGTCAATTATCACACTGATGGGTGGGCTTGAAGAATTTAGCGAAAAAACAAGCGAATACTTTGAGAATTTTTTCAGTGAAGATGAGCGCGTTAAAATTCTTGGGGATTCACTGACTGAAGCTTTTGATGCGATAAATCAATCTCTACCAGAATCAAAAAAAGCGTTTAGGGATTTAGTGGAAGGTCTTGATTTAACAACCGATGCAGACCAAAGATTATTCGCATCATTGATGGAATTGAACCCTTCTTTTTCTAAGTATATTGACGCAACTGAAAAAGCGGCAGAGGCACAAAAGAATGCAGCTGATAAAATTTTAGAGGCCGAGAAGGTGTCACTAGATGCTGCCGAAAAGGCGCAAAAGAAAATTGACGAACAAAGGCAAGGACTTGAATTAAAACTGCTTGATGAGCTTGGTATGGCGTCTGAGGCTTTAGCAATTAGGCGCGCTATTGAGCTTGCGGCTATGGATTCATCGCTGCACGGACTGCAGAATCAAATTTATGCACAGCAGGATTTAAACAGGGCGCTAAAAGAATCAGAGGCAGCCTTGGCTTCTGCATTATCTGCCGCACAGAGTTCAGCTGATGCTAATCTTAGCGCCCTATCTAAAGCGATAGATGCAGAGCGTTCTCTGTCACAATCAAGATTGGATTCCGCTGCAGCTGCAGTAGATGCAGCTCAATCAGAGAGAGATTTGGCAGCAGATAGATACGCGGCTTCAGAGTCAGCATTGCAGGCAAGTTTTGCAGCTGAGATAGCAGGAATAAATCTGGTAAAGGATAAAAAGCTCGAGGCATTGAATGAGGATTTGCGCATTGCAAAAGAGCAGCAGAGCGCTGGAGCTTCGGTTGTTGCAGCAGCATCAGCAGCTTTAGAGCAGGCAATCCAAGCTGAGCAAAAAGCCCGCGAGGATTCTGTAAAAAATCAAATCGATCAATACCGAAAAGTTGCACAAGAGGCTGACAAATACGCGCAGAGCCTGCGATCACTTTCTGATAATCTACGCCAATCTATAGGCGCGATGGCTGTTGATAGTGCTGAATTGTCAATTGCTAGAAGGGTTGCCGCTCAAGGCAATGTCGATAAAGCTTTGGCTGGAGCTAGAAAAGGCGATTTTAGCGGTGCTATGGATCTTGATCTATCTGCACTGCAAAACACAGATGACCTTTTCAAAACTAAAGCCGAGCGTGATTATGATATTGCTGTAACTCAAAATAAGCTGGCTGAGATTGCGAGACTATCTGACGGTCAAGCAACAATTGAGGAAAAGGCATTTAATGCTGCGGAAAGATCTGCCAATTCATTAGAGAAGCAGGCCGGTCAGCTGGCATCAATAAATCAAGGAATTCTTAGCGTATCAGAAGCAACAAAGATGCTTGCGGATGCGCAGGAGCAGGCTTCTAGTTTTGACGCTATTGTTGCAGGACTTGAGGCTCAGATTGCAAATGAGCAATTGTTAGCTGATGAGCAAACTGCAGCTCTACAGGCTCAGCTTGATGCGCTGATTGGCGTTAGTGATGCTGTCCTATCGGTAGATGATGCAATAAAGCAGTTTTTAGATGCAAAAGAGCAGCTACAAAAAATGGACTTGCAGCTTGAAACTGCAAAAACTGCTCTTGCTGTTGCGCAATCAATGTACGATGCTGAAATTGCTGCTTTTGATCAAATAATCGCCCAGCAAACTGCCGCATATAATGCTGCAATTGGCATAGATGAGAGCGTTAAATCAGTCGGTATAGCAATTTATGATTTGAATAGTTCGCTGATTAATTACGCTGAGCTTAATCGTCAGCAGCAGGAATTGCTTGCTTCTAAATCTAATGAGCAATCAGTTATGGATGCGCAAAAATTCGCAACTGATAAACTTATGGCTGATGAGATCACAAAATTACGCGCAGAAAACAAAAAGCTACAGGAAGAGATGGCAAGCAGCTTAAAAACAATTTCAGATAATTCAACTACTCAATTAAATCGCGACAGGTTAAACGCATAATGTATGTAATCACACCAAGCACAATTAATGATGCGATGATTACTAGCTCGATTGCTGAGCCGGACACTGATGAGACCGTATGGTCTGCAGGAACGTCAACAATTGGGCAGGTTCGAATTTTAACTACTACTCACCGAAAGTACCGCGCAACAGTTGCATCAACAGATAGCCCAGATGTTGGAGTTTTGGCTGATCCAAAAACATGGGTGGATATTGGGCCGACAAATAAGTGGGCGATGCTTGATAATCGAAACTCCACTCAGTCAATTGCTGAAGGGGGAATTGATATTCAATTTACGCCAGGAACTGTTACCCCATCAGTTTCTGGATTTAATATCACTGGCGCAACAACTGTGGACATAACAGTTACATTTGACTCAAGCGGTGCAATTTATGAAAAATCAATATCAATGGTGGATAACTCCAGCGTTTATGACTACTGGACTTGGTCGTGGAGTCCAATAAAAACAAGAACAGAATTTATTGTCACAGATCTACCGTTCTACTCTTCCGCTGTAATAGATATTGATTTTGTTGGGCCAGGAACTGTTGGCGTTGGCAGTGTTGTATTTGGAACCTCTACTCAACTTGGGGCAATAAATTACGGAACATCATTTAAGCTGTTGGCCGGTGGAATTGAGGACGACAGCGCAACAATGAAATTAATCGATTACAAATTTACCATTTGGAACAATCAAGGCGGTTTTGTTTTCAGAATTCTTGAGTCGCTACTTGGAAAGCCTGCAGTATATTTTGCAAACGAAAACATCGATAATGGCGCAATGGTTCTTGGCTTTTATCAGGACAGCAATATCAGCATAGACACTCCGAGCTTTTGCCCTGTGTCGCTATCAGTTAAAGGGGTAAATTAATGTCAATATCACCTCCGCCATCAGTTTCCATCCCTGATGAAGACAGAATTCCCCAGCGTGACGCCAGTCAAGAGCAGGGGGTATATAGTGACAATATGGATTACTGGGCAGGACAGCTGCCGGTTTCTCTTACTGATTTTATCGCATTGGGCGGGTGGATAGAGGGAGCGGCAAACTTCGCAGAGGAGATGGCAAACGATGCAGAGCAAAGCGCATCAGACGCAGAGGCATATTCTGAAGTCGCTGTTGCTGTGGCGAATTTTAAGGGTGCGTGGGCTGACCAAGCCGGCGCGGCGGCGATTCCATATTCGGTTTTTGAGGGCGGTGACTTTTATGCGTTGCTATCAAACCTTGCTGACGTTACCAGCTCACAGCCAAGTTTAAATCCATCAGACTGGGCTAATATCACCGCTGCAATGAGCGGCTATACCAACCCAATGACCACTGCTAACGATTTGATTGTGGGAGGTGTTGCAGGCGCCCAAACTCGATTCAGTGTGCCAACATCATCAGGCATGTCCTACCTATTGCGATATGACGTTGACACAACAACAATAGCGTGGGTTGATGAGGACTCGTACCTCGGCGGCGGCTCTGGCGGAAACGGGGAGCTAGACTGGTACGATGCCGGCAATGTGGCCACGACTGGCAGCCAGACGTTGACTGTTGATTTTACGAATGGTCGGTTTTACGTAATGAGTATGCAAGGCGCGGATACAACCGGAACCCTGACGCTCCAACTTACAAATTTGCCAACCACAACAAATAAAACCGCAACGATGTTAATTTTTATTCGTCGCGGCGGTCGCAAACCTGTAACTATCACGGCCTCTGGGTTCACAATTAACTACGCGCAGGGAACTGCAGGTAATTTAAACGGAACTACCGGCTATTATGACGTTTACGAAGTGCTCAAAAAATTCTCCAGCACTCAGCTGGACGTAACTCATGTGCGCACAGGTATCTACTAATGATGTCGCCAATGTCGCCATTTGTACGCCCGTGCATGGTCACGTACAGGCTCACAACGCCCGGAACAAAAACCAATTTCCGGCTGCCGTTTCCGGCTGGTTTTTATGCGTGGACAATGATTAGCCCGGGCGGTGGCTCAGGTGCGAGTCATAGCGGCTATGCAGATCCATCAGAGCGCGGCGGAAACGGGCAGCTGCGATCGTCAGGTTATTCATTTAGGCGCGCAGTAACCAATGGGCAGATATCATCAATGATCATCGGCACCAAGGGGCTTGGCGGTACTCTGACGAACAACTCTGACGTTGCCGCTCAGCGAGGAAAGGCGGGTAATGCCAGCTCATGGACTGATGCCGCGACAACTACCACTAGCAGCGTTGGGGCGGGTGGCCGCTGCGCATTCGAGGCAACTGGATTGAGTCCTACGCAACTAGCAGCGCCGTACACCGTTTATTTTGACACTAGATCACTAGCGACTGGCGGATGGCTGACTTACCTTGGCTGTGTTCATGATGGCGGGAGCGTTGTTTCTACAAATGCGGGTCGTGGCGCGGCAGGCGTGACAAGCCCTGGCGTAGCTGGTAACGACGGTAACGATGGCCGTGCAGATTGGTATTGGTATAACTGAGGAAACTATGAATAAATTATTTGTACGTGCGATTGATTTATGGACTATTAACTACCAGCAGTTTGCGGACTACTGCCGTGCACAGCCGGAACAGTGGAATATGCCGGACGAACTGGATCCGAGTTTTGTGCAATCTCTTGGGTTCAGAATGATTGATATCCCTGAGCCACGCGACACGCAACCGTGGGAGTCCGCAGAGCTTGTTGGCCGCAAAAACGGCAGCACGTACTACGCTGAGTGGATTTACCCAGAGCTACCAAACGCGGATGAGATTAAGCGCCAGACTATTGCGCATAAGCGGTGGGAGGTGGTTGAGAGCGGCATAACGCACAATGGCATTCGCTACAAAACCGACAAAGACACTCGCGACTTTATTGGCGTTATGTATTTCTCTGCTGTGCTTGACCCGGGTTACGTGGAGCAGAGCTTTAAATCGCTTGACGGTTTTGTATCGCTGTCGGCATCTGATATTATTAGCCTTGGCAATGCACTAAAGGCGCATGTGAAAGAGGCGTTTGCGAGAGAGGATGAGTTAAGCCAGATCGAAGGTGCAACATATTTAGACTGGTAATAAAAAGCCCTCCGAAGAGGGCCTGCGCTTTTGTAAGTCGCCGATGAAGGTCGGCAAATTAAATTTAGCACAACACAGGAAATATGCAAATGCCATCACGTGAAAACAAGCCCAAAAAAATGAGTCCAGTCGATGATGAAACTACTGAAAGCAGCTCCAACACAGGGTTATATATTTGCGCTGGCGTTATTGTTGTACTGGTTGCCCTTGCCGCGTACTTTAGTTAGTACTGGCGAACTGTGGATTTTTACGACAATTACGATACAGCTACTGTTTGTAATATCGTGTAATATTTCAACGAAAGAATCGTGGTCAACAGCGGTTATAATCATTGAGGCGTTTTGCATGTTGTTTAACGTGACATATTTTCTAACTGGCCAACTTTTGGCGGATTATCACGCGCAAATAATGCTATCTGCTCTTATAATTGAGCTGCTTATAATCACAATCAGCATACAGGGGGCGATGATTGGAAGAGCAAATAGCATCAGCTCACCAATTTTTACTCGTCCTGTATGGGCTGAGCGCAGCGGCGTACTCAATCTGGGTTGTGGCAAGGAGGCTTTATCGTGACCGAGCACATCGTAAGCGTTTGGGACGCAATGACCCAGTTTCTAACAAGCAAAATCACTAATACGGTGCTTGCTTCCACGCTTATTGTAAGCGCTGAGAATTCAAAACCTGAACCGTTTCTAAATCTTGCCGACTACGGCCTTTTATCCCTTTCAATTCCATCGTGGATGCAGATTGTAGGATCGCTCTGGATACTCACCCTGCTGCTAGAAAAAATCGGATTGTTTAAATTGATTGCTTGGCTTTGGAGGCGAATCAGTGCGCGAAAAAGCTGAGCAGTTTATTCTATGGCTTGGCGACTTTGTGGAGGATTCGCAAAGTGGTCGACCGAGCGTTAAACGGTTTGGGCTTGCTCTCGCGGTAACAGTTCTGTGCGGCGTGATGCTTGGCCTTGGGGGCGTTATATCCTACGCCATGCTTATGGCTACTGGGCGCGATCAGGTTGACATTGTAAGGATCGCAGCCGACACACTCCAAATCATCGCGGGACTTGTTTTAGCGGCGGTAACAACGGGGTATTTAGTTGATAAGGCATCAATCAGAAAATCAAACTCTGATGCAGCGCAATAGGGGCGACAATTGAGCAGAATTAAAAATCTAGTCGACCAAGCAATATCGGAAACAGGCAGCAAAATCGAACCTGCCGCACTACAGGCATTTATTTCTGTTGAATCTGGTGGCCGTGGGTTCTGTCCAACAACTGGCAAAATCATGATTCAATTCGAACCTCACTGGTTCGTCAAAAAATCACCCTACAGCCCAAGCGGCAAGTGGTCGATAAATAAAATCGAGCGACAAAGCAAAGAGTGGGAAGCGTTTAATAGCGCATTCACGCACAACCCCGACGCCGCGATGCAGTCCACTTCGATTGGTCTCCCTCAAATTATGGGTTTCCACTACGCTCGCCTCGGATATCAAACCGTGGGTGATATGTGGGATGACTTTAAGGTCGGTGAATTAAACCAGGTAAAAGCGCTGATTAAATTTATCGAAACTGACGCACGATTAGAAAAGGCGTTGATTGAAAAAGACTGGCATATCGTGGCTATGACATATAATGGAGCGGGGTACGCCGCGCAGGCTCACAGGCTCGGAATTGAGCCGTACAACGCGCAAATGTCAAAAGCGTACTTTTTTATTAAAGGGGACGAATGATGCCAAGGCCACCCGTCCCACTGAAAAAAAACACTCTTGGACTGTTGCCTTTAGCCAGCTCTCTGTACCCTCGCGGCGATGAAGATATTATTAGCGGTGGATCTTCTGCGTTAAGATACTTTGCTATCGGGGGGGAGGTTGGTCACGGTGACGTTATAATTGTAAAAACTGACGGGACATACGACTTTGGGACCAGAATAAAATCAAGTGCGGAGATTATCACTGTCGGCGATAGGGCATGGGTGGACGGAAGCGAGTTTGAAACAGTTGAATCATCCTTGTCTGATGGCGCAGCGATGAACTCAAGTGGCGGCGCTGACTCCAATGTTTTTCGTCTTTGTGAAGGATTTGCAGCTCGCGGTGAAAAAGCGGGAAGAGGCGATTGGGCGTGGGAGTCCCGCACCGAATCTCAGACGATAGGATCACCTTTCGGGGTTGCCGCATCAGCCACGCCGGATTTGAGGACTACCGGAAAAATAGCTGTTTCTTTTTCTATGCGTCACATGGGTTCCCTTAACTCAATGCGTCTAGCTTATTACACCGCGTCAACAAATCCACAGAATTTAATCGGGTCAGATACCTCGACTTTTGAATATGGCGAGACAATAACTGGAACAAAATCAGGCGGCGGTGCGTTCACGGGCACACTGATAGCTGTCAATACGTCAAATAGTTCAGTAATGTTTATCCCGAATGGTTCGTACAACTCAACAGATAACAATGGTGCCACTTTCACAGGGGACATTAGCGGCGCTTCAGTTACTTTAGGGGCTGCAGGATATACAATTCCGCTCGCAAACAAACCGATCAGAATGTCTACAAACAATAGCGAGTTTCCTGACTCTTCTGACGAAGTCGGTCTGGATTTTATAACAACATCTGACGCTCAGTTCGCACACAAACTCCGCGGGTTTCCCGATGTACTGGAGGACGAAAGACCGCAGGCAACAATAAATCAATCTGGAAACGAATGGGAAAGTTGGTTATATATCATTGACTATAGCGGGTCTGAGTTTGTTAGCAAAACGTATAGAAATGGCGAGCTTTACGAATATACATTCCCCAATGCAAGCGATCTTGATCTCGAAAAGATACTGCACCAATTAGCGGTTATTCAATTTGCGTATGATTGGGGAGGGAGTACAAACCCAACTCTTATTAGAGCAAGAATGAAAAACTTCTGTCTTGATTATAATGTTTCAGGGGCAACAATTGGCGATGCAGCAGCGCTTGAGGATTGTACCCAAGTCGGTCACTGCGGAGTGGTTCAAACGCAAACTAATCAGCTTTCATTAATCCGAAATTACGGCGACATAGAAACCGGATCTCAGTGCTATTTGTTTGTCAGAGGCACTAGTGGGGAATACGTTAATTCAAACTCTGGACTACCCATAGGGGAAGCACCGTAATGGGCGTAAAAATTTATGATCAGCAGCAAATAACAGGGCTGACAATCTCTGGCACTACAGACGGTGCGGGGAGCTGGACGATAGGGGTTGATACGTCTGCGCAACTTTCTTCCATGCCAGTTAATTCTCCCGGGTTATTGATTAAGGTCTCGAATACTAATGCGTCCCCTCGGTGGGCGGGCATCAGAACAACTGGAGTTGGAACGGCAGAATTTCAAAAGGATATGACTGGCAACTCTTCTGAGTTTTGGTTTATCCCGTTCACTCTGCCGGACAGCGACCTAGATTTTTATCTTGAGTCAACGGATGTAACATTCCGAGTGATTTGCGCTCTGGATGAACTGTGGGTTTTATTCCCGATAGCTTCGAGACCAACCGTACCTAGCACTGGCACATCGTGGTTATCGCGCACACTGACCGATTGCGCCGAGAATAGCGCTGTGATAACCACCGGATCAAGATGGCGGCCGACCGGTGAGACTACAAATCTTACTAATGCATTATCAGGCCAGCAGCTTGTTAAGCTGGACGGTTCAAAGGCAGTTGAGTTCAATACAGGCGGCGCGTCTCTTTCTGTTATTGGGTATCACACGGGCACCACGACGTGGCCAGCGTGGCTATCAGATACGGTTAGTTATACTGCAAACAGCTCATGGCAAAACGCGGCAACATCTTATCCAGGAAAGCGGCTGCTTTTTCTTCAGTGGGACAAAACTGGGGCGGGGTTTGATATTGATTTTAGAGCTAGGGGGTCTAGCTACAACCCAACTTCAGCGGGCGTACAAGTTGATGAAAGTTTTTTTTCGCCAATGGACGCCAGCGGGCAGTGGGACTATTTTGCAGAGACAGGATCAACGGGGACATTGTACGCACTAGCGACCATTCCGGATGTTGAGACGGCTGCGATCAATATAACTAACATCGATCAACTCATAGCGGGGGAAGAGTCGGTATTAACGGTAGATAGTCCGCTTGTTATAGACTCGGTTTCAGTTTCGGACGGCAGTGTTACGGTAATTTGTGACGCCGTTTCTATTGATGACGAAAACGCAAATTTTTTTGCACCTGAATGGACTGATGGCGAGGTAGGATTAAAATACGGGGCGGTAACTGTTACAGCTACTGACGGTACGGATATAACTGAACCGTACTCCGATGACATAGGTATCGAATCCGGATATAGCGTAGTCACGCTAGATAGCGTATCGCCCAGCAACTACGGTGCAATTGCAACGCCACCGTATTCGCCAGCTCTGGAGATTGGAAGTCAGGTAAGATTCAATCCACTTGAGATCACTGTTAGTTTGAATGGGGTGGTCGGGTCTGTTGGGGATTTTGAAGGGGTTTCTTCGATAGCGGATTTAACTGGCGGGGTCGTAAGATTTGGCACGATAACAGTCAGTGGCGGCGGAGGAGTGGTTACAGATGGCGCCCTAACCAGCATCAGCCTAACCTCTATCGGGCTGACATCAATCAGTCCGACTTCGGTGGGGCTATGATAAGTAAGCCCCTGCTAATTGCGATTGCCGTGTTAGTCACGCTGCTTGGATTGGCCTCGTTTGGCCTTTACAAGCAAGTGCAGGCCAATGGCGCGTTGGCGTCCAAGTTGAAGCAGCAAAAGGCCAATGTGTTTGCGCACCATGTCGCATGGAAATTTACCGATGGCGTAATGTCATCACAAAGAGAGACTGTTAAGAATGCAGAAGTTAAAACCGATTTACATGCTGGCAGTGTTGCTGCCGCTGACGATGTTGCAAACAGGTTGCGCGACCAACTCGAAACCTACATTGCAGAATCCGCCGATGATCGTGCCGGATTTGCCGAGTATCGCAAAGCAGCCGAAGCAAAGCATAGAGTGCTTGCCGACATGTACCGAGAAGCTGACCGCCGCGCGGGAATCTACGCTGATCAAGCTGACAAAAACAAAATAGCAGGTGATGCGTGCGAGTCTGCTTACGATGAGCTTGTCGGCTGGATTCGCAAAACATACGGCGTAAAATAAAACCGTGGATATACGGATCGCCCATCAAAATAACGTGCCAACTTTTAAGCCTTTGATTTAGCTATTAAATTTCAGGCTTAATTTTGGAGTTTTGCTGGGTAGGCCGTATATTCCGCTGTTAGCCAAGGGGGCTTCGATGAAATGTTATCAGTGCGACCGACCTCCTATGTATGAAGTGGGAGAAGCGTGCATTCCCCTTTGTCTTGAATGTTATTTCAAGTTAATGCAAATTGAGCAGCAGAAATATGAAAATAATGAGCGCATGTTAAATTACCTTCATGACCAAGCTTCTGCAATTGTGGGAATACCTTCTTTGTTTCCACGCTTTCCGCCTCGCCCTCAACCAGTAATAGTTTCAGGAGCCAAATTGCAAAATATTAATGTTAATAACAGCGTTGTTGGAACTATTAATACCGGATCTATAGGAACCGTAGATCAATCAATTAGCGCATTGATCCAAACCGGTGAACCTAAACTTGCAGAGGCAATTAAGTCTCTTTCGGAAGCAATATTACAAAGTGGTGATCTAACTCGGAATCAAAAGAACGAACTTATAGAAAGTTTGAGTGTTCTTTCAAAGGAGGCTGCCACTCCTTTAGAGCAACGGCAAAATACTGTTGCAGTATCTCTTCTTGAGAAAGCTATTAAGCTAACGAGCCTGGCCAATGACATTACCGACGTGTGTAATAAGTGGTGGCCGGTTCTTGCTGTAGCATTTGGTGTTTCTCAAAACGGCTAACAAAGCAATCAAACGGATGGATTTTAAGTTGCGCTTTTGCCATTCCGCTTCGCTCCATTTTATGGCAAAAGCGCAACTTAAAAACCACCGTTTATCGCAACGTTATGACTTGCGCATCATCGCTTGAGAATATCGCTCAGTACTTGTGTAGTCGTAACTATTCCCGCCCGTCTTGGTCTTCATGTATGAGACTCCACCTACACATTCCCACCCGTTTTCCAGCATCACACAAATATTTGTCGCTAGCTGCCGTTCGCACGTATACCAAACAACTTCATATTCATATTTAACTTTTTTCTTTTTAAATGGCCACATAGATCTCACTCCGTATTAATTGGTCATAACAAGGCGTTCCATCACGGATGCCGCAAGAGCTCGCTCTGTAGTTGTTTTTGGTTCTGGCACCGCTGAACTCGGCGTTATGCTTGCCTGTAGTCGTAGATGTTTAGTGCGTATTCGTCAGGGTCGCATCCTCGCTCAAAAGCGCCGACCAAATAATTCGCCCGCTCAATTTTTTCACGAAGCCTGTCATTTTCTGCCGCCATTCCTAAGCACAACGCTTGCACCTCTTCAAAATGCACGTCGCTGCCGTGAATCCATCCATTAACTTTTTCAAAACTGCAATCAAATGGCAGTGTTATACCATCTACAGTTTCGGCCAGAGCTTTTCCGCTTTGGTCTATCGTTAGGCTCATAATTCAGTATCCTATCGTGGTTGTTTGCATAACAAGTCATTACAGCACCGACGCGGTTAGAGTCGGCAAATTAATTACTCTCGGTCAGCGCGCGGCTGAACTCGGCGTTATGACTATTGCCACTCTGAAAGAAGCTCGCCTAATCTTGCACGCAACTTATCGTCAAAAGGCATTCCATGTTCAAGCTGAGCTTTTATTGATTCAACTTTCTCAGCAAGCATCTTTTCGCCCCATGAAACACCGCATCTAAAAATATCAGCGGCCATACTCGGCTTTCCAATATCATCCCCAAATCCATGAACTATAAGTCCAGTTTCTTCCGTTTTTGTTAAAGGTTTTTTGTGCATACTCATAGTTTTATCACTCCGTATTAATTGGTCATAACAAGGCGTTACAGCGCGGATGCTGCAAGAGTTCGCCTTGTAGTTTGTTTAAATTGGGCACCGCTGAACTTGGCGTTACATTCACTTGCCTGCCAGCTCTAACAGGCATTTTAATTTCGCGTTTTCACGTATTAGCGGTAGTGTTTCAGACTCCCATTTTTTGTGAGCTTTGTACTGTTGTATGCAAGCTCCGGTAACAAATGACGCATACGCCGCAATAATTAAAAATCCAAAATATTCCACAATACACTCCTAAATTAGTTCGCTATGTAAATGTAACCAGTCGCAGCAACTGGACGGAATTAACGCCTAGGCTTCAGGCAGTCTCCGGCCTTTGCGTTGCCGTATTGGCTTAATTCTTCATCCTGATAAACCTCTGCATTGATCCAGCGAGTGTATGCGCAGTTTGGAAATATGTGCCAGATTACTGCTGTAACAATCACCCATAAAATACCGCACGCAAGAATGCCAATACAAAGGCCGCTGATTACAATTGCTAAAGCTAAGATTTCGGTTTGCATAAATCTATCCTCTTGCTTGGTAAATGTTTCTGCTTAGCCGCTTCGGCCTCGCGTGATATTTTTGCGCCTTGCGTGATAATTCTGAATCAGTCGTTTCCGGTTTTAACGCCGGTTGTGCCGGTTGGGATTATGGTTACTGTTGGCCGACTCATTTCAGTAGCTCATCGTTTTGATAGATATTACCTGCGACAATAAAGTTGCCGCCACGCGCTAAAATTAGCTCGTCACATTCAAAAGAAGCGCTAAACTCAGACCGGTAAACCTTTCCATAGACATTAAATATTCCATCTTTCAATATGTCACCTTCAAAAATATTCACACCGTTTCTGTCGGTTAGTCCGGTGAATTGCAGCAACTCAAGATCAATAAATCCAAAAGTGTGCGTTGAATTATGATCAAGTGATTGGCATCCTGCGATGCTGTTATCAAAATCCAACTGGTACACGTTGTACATTTTTTGGTGGTATTTATTCCAAGCCCTAAAAAGTATCTCTCTCATCAACAAAACTCCTTTCCTGTGCCGCTAAAACCTGCGTCGATTTCGGCTTGGTTAAAGTTGCGGTATTTGTAATCTGGATCAACTAAGCACCGTCCACATGAATCATCGCGCAAGTAGTCCATCATTGAGTCAGCCTCCAGAGCATCGTCAATGCCTTGGTTGTATGCGTCGATAGCGTCTTGGCACTGGATTTCCCAAAGCGAATAAACTTGATTTTTTGCTTCATTGCTTGATTCCATGTACCAAATACCAACATCAGCAGTCATTTTGTCATCCAAAAACGCAGCCATGCACAAATCACCAAAACCTTGCGCAACTAAATCCAGCAAATCCGGCACATATCCCGCCTTTGTTTTGTGGATCGACTCGCAGAATTCTTTGAAGTAAGACATTTTAAATTTCCTCTCCGCTAATATTATATTTTTCTAGCCTTTCGATTGCAGAATCAAGTGTTGGGCCGGTAACCATTCCAAATGGGCCATCATTATCACGGAAAAATTTAAGCTCCTTTAATGCAGCCTCAACATCACAAATCATTTCAACAACAAGTTTTGAATGGCAGGCATTGAAACCATCCTCAAAAGCAAAAACCTCTTTTTTTGGTCTTTCGGTATGACTCCACTCATCAAGGCATTCATTTTTTACTGATTGTCCTCTTTCAAATATGGCTGACATTTAATACCATCCTTTTAGTTGTTGAAATATACGATTAAACGTGTGAGAAGTTAAAACAATATATTGACCCTCAAGTGATTTTTTTACAAAGCAATCAACTTCTGATCCGTCAAATTTAACGCCAGTAAACTCAAACCCTTCTTTGTTAGGAAGTGATGACTTTGGTTTTAGCTTTTCAGGTAGTTTTTTCATTCCAACTTACTCCATCGCTTTATTGATGACCCAATATTACATATTTGAATTGTTAATATGGGTAAGCTATGTGTTAAGTTGAGTTAAGTCACTTAGCAAGCTGCTTGATTATTGGGTATGGATAAACCAACCTAAAACACCAATCGTCGAAAAATTCGCGACCAGAAAATTCTTGAACTATTTTGCTGCCAAAAACCCTAAAATATTTACCGCCTAAATATCGAGCTTTAAACAACTTCATTGTAGATCCTTGCCGCACATAGCACTCATCGCCTACCTGTAGTCGTCTCATCGAACTATCCTCTTCTCTGATAATTTTTCAACCCAGCTCTGGGTTACTCCAATTTCGTGAGCAATGGCAGCGCTTTTAAGCCGCCGCGCACGTGTCCTGGTTGCCTCTCGAAGCTTTGTCAGCTCATCAATTACTCCGCTTAACCTAGCCACGTCCGCAATCAAGCTCTCGCGCTCTTTGAGTAGCGCGGTAGCTCTTTTGTATTGTTCGTCTGAGTATCTGGGCATGATTAGTAACTTATTTTTACGTTGCGAACCAGCCCTTTAGCCATAGCAGTAATAACCAGCTTGGCGGTTGCTTGATCAACACCAGCGAGCGCAAGGTCTGCCAATATTTCATTGTTGACGCGCTTTTTGTTGGCGGTGTCTTTCTCGCGGCGCGCTGCTTCGGCTGCTTGTGCTGCTGCCTCGGACGCCACACGTTGACGCTCTGCCTCAATTGCCTGTTGCTTTTCGCGTTCTGCACGTTCCTGTGCTGCTTTGGTGGCGGCTTCAGCGTCTGCCTTGGCTTTGGCTGCTGCGCGCTCGGCTTCTTGCTGCTGACGCAATGCGGCTGCTTCCGCTTCGGCCTTTTCACGCTTGGCGCGCTCAACTTCGGCGGACGCTGCCTGTTCGGCTGCGATACGGGCTGCATCAGCTGCATCCTTGGCGATTTGTTCTTCGCGCTCCTTTTGCTTATGTGCGGCGATCTGAGCATCAATTACAGCCTGCTTTTCTGCCTCTTCTTTCTGGCGCAAATGCTCGGCATACATAAACACAGCCAACTCATGATCACGGTCAACCTGCTCCTGCAATTCACGCGCTGCAATTTCAGCAAGGCGTACGCGCTCGGCTTCGGCTTCATCGGCAATACGCTTTGCTTCGATTGCGGCCTGTTCGGCCTCCCAATCATCAAGAGGTTTGCGAACCTCATCGCGCCATGCGTCGAGCGTGTCTTTCATTGCTTTACGGCTGGCGTCAATCTTCTTGGGGATTTCCTTTGCCTCATCGGCCAATGCCTTGCCCAATGCTTCAAGTGCGCTCTTTGACTGGGAAACCTTATAGGCCATTGACGCAATTGCCTCGCGGCCTTTCTTGGTTGTAAGGTCTGGCTTGAATGCGTCAATCTCTGCGCGAACATGCGCAAGGTATGGATCAAGACCTTTTACGGCAGTAAATACCGCCATTGCTTTATCTCGCGGCGGTACATGCGCTAATTCTTTACTTTCGCTCATCTCATTTGCTCCTTAGCTTGGTTTCGTATTCGCATACAAGGGTGTTAAATTCGAGCAGATCCTTTTCAAGCTCTGCGATGTAATTATCATCTCGCATTACGCGAATAACGGTTAAATCTTTGCCGATCTTTACCAAGGCTGGGCAGTACAGAATGAAGTCGCACCACTTTCGGCCAGTGATCCAAAGCCCGCCTTGCACTTGATCCATGCAGTCGGCAATATCGCCAGAAAGTAGAATTGATGAGAGTTTTGTGGGTGACAGAAAGCACTTAATTTCTATTTGCCCATCATCATCGACAAGGCCATCCACCGAAGCGCCAAAAAGCCCGTCCTCTGTTTTTGCTAATCCAGCCTGCTCAACCAACACGCCTTTGCGTTCTTCATAATCAAGGCGCGCTTGCGGCTCTAATTCATTGCCTCTGCGAGCTTGCCATGGTGTGAATTCAGGATCATCAAGTAAGCTGCCGGTGATGCGCTCATAAGCCAGTTTAAAAGCGTAGTCCCGCGCATCTTTAAGGAATTGCCCAGCGTTTTTGCCAGACTTATATTTTCCTCGGCATTCAGTGAATTTTGAGCCTGTCGCAGCGCCACAACGGTCAAGAAACCATTTTTCGCTGCCTTGTGGTGAATCGTAATAAATGCAGCTCATTTAGCCACCTCGGCAAATTTTTTCAGTAAGCCCATTGCGCCAGCGAATCTGGCAAGCGGCAATTCTGATAATGAAGTTATGGAAATCTTTTTGTGCGCACAGAACTGCTCCTCTGTTACACCAGCCATTTCAATCGCTAATTTAAGCTGCGCGACCTCTTCATCGCCAACCAATTTAATTGAGTTTTTAGGGGTAATGTCGCGCTCTTGTCGCGGCAATTCCTCGCTGCCTTCGTACTCATTAACTACAGCAATAGCTCTGTCAAGGCGATCATCACGATCAGTTTTAGGCCATTGCTTGCTGGCGCGCTTGATCATTGCCTTTTTGACCATCTCATCAAACCACGCATCCCAAACTGTCTTTGTCTTGGCTGCATTCTTTACCTTGGTAATATCATCCATCGCCATGAAATCAACCAAGTAATCGCCTTGGTGAGTTTTGGCAACGCAATAGCAGCCAACGGTGGCGCCTCGATCCTTGAATGGATTCATCTTGTGAGTTGGTGGAGTGCAAACGCCAAGGTATTCAAATTCATCGCTGGCTTTAACGATTTCCGCTTTTGCCCAAAGTATTGAGCCGCTATCAGTGGCAATCTTAAGCAGTCCTTTAAACGACACGCGCAACATGCACTCTTGCATCCAGACTTCTTTTCCGGTGTGGTCTTTTTGCTTAACGGATTCCGGCACCAGATACGCATAGCCAAGTGCAGGGTTTAGCGTCAATCCTACAGCAGCGACATTGATAACCGCATTCTGTACGGTGATAGGAACGCACTGGCTAAGTTTTTCGTTTTTCTGAATAGCCTGAATAGCAAACTGACTTTCCTCTGCCCACGTAACAAGCTGGGCGCGATTGGCGATCTGGTTAAACTTATCAGCTGACTGGTTAATCACGTCAGCCCACGTCATTAATTGATTTGTCATTATTCATTCCACCTCTTTGTGCCGCACTAGGCGGCCTTATTGTATTCTGATTCAAAAACATCAAACCCATCGTTTGTTAGATATTCAATAACAAAAGAGCCGTTTTCTTGCTTTATTGCTCTAACCTCATAATGAATTGAGCCATCTTTGTTAACCAAAAAATATCCTTGCACGCCTTTAACTCTGGTTGCCTTTGGCTCGTACAATCCGCCATTGTTGGATGAGAAATTCATGCAACGCAAAGCGTGATCAAGCGTAGGCTGTACGTTAGATCCGCCAACCCATTGCGTCCCTTTAACTTTTCTTAGAGCTGATTCTATTCTACAGTTTGCCATCTTCAACCCCCTTAATCCCGCCCCATGCGGTATGTGCTCACTATAGCGCTAGCACGTTAGCGCGTCAACAGTTGACACCATAAATATTTGCGCCTATTATGTGCTAACACTAACCAATGAGGAAATAGCATGGCCAACACAGTTAACGTCCGCACCACCACTCAAGCCCGCGCATTTGCGCAAAACCTGCTTTTACGCATCAACAAAGAGCGCAAGAAAGTAAAGAAAGAACCATTAAGCCAATCGCAAGTAATCGCCCTTGCAATCGAAAACCTAACTGTAGAAATTGGAGTGGCAAAATGAAAGAATTTTTTGTTGGATTAATGCTTCTAATAATGTACGGGATTGGGCTATTTACTCAGCCACTTTTCGATTTCGCAAACAGTGAAACATTTCAAGATTTAACCGGCACAACAAAAGAGCAGCTTATCGAATATAAGCGCGACTGCGAAAGCTCCGGCCGCGAGTGCGCCATGATCTGGGAATTTGTTGAGGTGGAGGCTGATTATGATTAGCTGGCAATCAATGGGAAACGCACCAATCGACAAGCCAGTCCTGCTAAACGTTGGATATCCGTGGCCTGTTATCGGTCAGTGGAACGAAGCAGAGCAGGCATGGACTTACGCTAATCTGCAGGCATCAAAAATGGAGACCGGCGATGTAGATTGCTGGTGGGAAAATGAGATAGATAAAAAGCCGCTCGCATGGCACGAATTACCAGAGGTTTGATATGAAATACACACGCACCCCAACCGGCATTATGTGCCAATACGGCGGGCACAAGGTAACCGGCGCAAGCCTAAAAGAAGCTACCAGTAAAATGTTTGTTTTGATGAGGAGAAAATAATGGAGCTAGCAAACGACATTATGGCGATATGGCGCGAAGATTTTGAGCGGCAACTTAAAAAACTTGGCTACGTCAATGCTCACTTAGAGAAAAACAATATTGGAAACTATTTGGATTTTGAGGTTGGCTCAATGTTTCGCGGATTCCTAATGGCCAAGCGCAATATGCCAGTTATTGAGCTTCCGCGCCCTTGGACTGATGAATATCAGCATCGTCACATTAACTTGCAGCACCTTGAAATTTACCTGCAATCTTCTGGCTACAAATACACGATAAAAGGTGAGTGATATGCAAATCCCGCAGCAAGTAATTGACCACTGCGCAGCGCACAAAATGTGCCGTGGCTGCCGGTTAAATTGTGTAGCCCCGCCATCTGATCGTGACTTTGACAAATGGCTGGAAACGCAAATTAAACGGGTTATGGCTATTTACAAATCTGAAAACTAATGCAAGCAACTGTCCGCCGTCCATAGACAAAGGACAAACAAATCACACTAACCAGCTATAAACAAGAGGTAGAGATTATGCAGGACCATATTAAAAATATCCTCGCAATGCGAACGTCTACGGTAAAGAATTACGGATTACCAGGGGTTGATAGTAGCTTGCTTGGCAACGGGCTTGTGCGCATATTTGAGAGCAGCCGCGAGCAGCAAGAATCAATCACTCCACACAGCCACAAGTTTGATTTTTCATGCCTTGTGCTGTCTGGCGAGGTGGTTAACCGAACATGGGTTAAAGATTCAAATGGAGATGATTTTTACGTTAGCGAGCTTGAATATCAGGGTGAAATAGGACAATACAAAACCAGAGTTATCAACAATGAATCATACTCATATTCTGATCGAAGATATAGAACCGGCGATTGGTACTCAATGAAGCATGATGAGATTCACTCAATATGGTTTAGTAAGGGCTGCCGCGTGCTATTCCTTGAAGGCGAGGTAAAGACTAATAAAACTGTAATTATTGAGCCATGCGTAAATGGTGAGCTTCTGAAAACATTTGAGGTTCGCGATTGGATGTTCAAACGTTAATTTAACCCCCACTAACCACAGGAGTATGGAATTATGAATGGCATAGAATTTCGATGGTTTCTCACTACTCAATATTTAGAAGACGCGACTAAAAACATTTTTGGCGACAAAATGATTCTGCAATACCGCGAGCGATTAAACCCGATGGAAGCAGGCCTTCACCCTGCTATTTGGTCAGAGTGGCAAGATGTTCCATTCGCTAGATTTTAACCCCTACCCGCTATAAATACAGGTGAATATTATGGAGACAGTAAAAATATCTCTGCACGGTAGAAATCCGATAGTCGGTGATGTGGCAATTGAGCTTTTCAATCAGTTTCTGATCAGAGATAAGCTTGCGGGTCGTTTTTGGGTGCATTGCGAATCTAAAGATAACTGGCACCTTGAACTGATGCCGCATTGCATAGCGTGCAAAATTGAGGTCACCGGCAATAACATTGACGACCTAAAAACAAACATAGGCCTAATCCATTCGTCAGTTGCGATTGATAATCCTGACACATGCGCACTATATAAAATGCTTCTTGACGCATCAAAACCCGAAATTGAAACCGAGGAATAAATTCAATCATGGCCGATATTGCGATGTGCGAAAAATCAGACTGCCCGAGCTTTAAAGATTGCTACCGCGCACAGGCAAAGCCAAACGAATCCCGGCAGTCATACATGGATTTCGACAACGCTGGCGAATCTTGCTGCGATGACTATATCCCGGTTGCTCCGACATGGAAAAACAAATTTCCACTGTTGTAATTGATTATACAAAATGAGGTGAATTATGCACCAGTACCGCGTAGAGCTTCGCACGGACTTCGGGCAATCTAGATTTGTTGACGTGATGGCCGATAATCACCAACAGGCCGTTTACCGTGCAGAGCGCCAGACCGGCTTGAAAGTTTTATCAACTGAGTTTATTGCTTAATCCTAAATATTGATTATACAGAGGTAATTTATGAAACTTTTAACACTAGCTTTAATCCTGGCGCCATCTATCGCAATGGCAGACTACGTTTCACCCAATGAGTACAAGGATTTTACTTGTGCCGAATTAAGCGCCGATTATTACGACTTGGGCAGCATGATGATCGATAACCTAAGCGAAAGCCTTGATTACGATTACCGGTCACAGCGGCGATTTGATCTTGACCAGGAGTACAAGGCAATGAAGTCTCGCCAAGCTGCTATTGAGAAGGCAGCCAAGCGGATTGAATGCGATCTATCAAAGATGGTTGCAACTACTGATTAATGCATTATAATCTTAACCGTGCCCAAGCCGAGTTTTCGCCCGAGAACGCAGGCTGGTAAGCACAACCATTAGCCGAAAGGCCGTGTCTGTGACAAGCACGTAAAACATATGGGGTAAACAGAGCGCTTTTCGGAGTTGGCCTTGTTTACCGAACAATGGCTAAAACCTTTTTGCCAGTACCCCACGGTATTGTCACCAAGGCCAACCCCAAAAGGCGCTTTTTTTATGCCCGCTAAATACCCATACAAATCCCCCGAGCAGTTCAAACGCTGCGCAGAATTTCAATCCAAGGCCGATAAGGCTGCTAAAAATATAGCTCATGCTGCTAACAAGCCGCGTGCAGTTAATCAATTCCTGAAGCTTCTGTATTTGAGCATTTAAGTATGCACTATTACCAGTTCAATATTTCGACTTGGATACTCCACACCAGCCACTTAACGGTTGAGGAAGAGTGCGTTTACAGGCGTCTAATTGACTTCTACTACGACACGGAAAAGCCAATACCTAAAGAAACCAAGTCGGTTATCCGTAGGTTACGGTTGGTTAATTACGAACACATTGTTGAACAGATTTTAAGTGAATTCTTTCACCTTGAGAATGATGGATGGCATAACAATAGGGCTGATATTGAGATAGCGGACTATCAATCAAAGGCCGATAAGGCTAGAGAAAATGGTAGAAAAGGAGGCAGGCCAAAGAAGGAATCAGCAGAAGAAACCAAGCCGGTTATTTTAGCTAACCAAGAAGAAACCGGATTGAAAGCTAACTATGAACTATCAACTATTAACGATGAACTAGATAAAAACATTCTTGTTCCTTCGGAACGTGAGCGAGTACCGGCAAAAGAAATCATTGAACTGTTCAACAATGTTTTTACTGAATTGCCAGAGGTTAGGCTGATCAGCGAGAAACGCCTCCAGTCGGTTAGATCGAGATGGAAGGAAACTGAAAAACTGAGAAGCATTGACCAATGGGAAAAGTTCTTTATCTGGATCAAGCAATCAGATTTTTTAATGGGCAGGGACAAAGCAGAATTTAAGCTGTCTTTCGACTGGATATTCAAGGCGGCAAACTTTGCCAAGATTTACGAGGGGAACTACCACAAATGAGATTTTCAATCGAAGCAGAGCAAAGCGTGATTGGCGGGCTGCTATTAGATCCTAACCGGCTGGATGAGGTTTTGGAGATTACGCAAGCTGATGACTTTTACAATCTTGATCACCGGTTCATATTCGGCGCCATTTGCGACATGGGCGCGACTGGAAAAACTGTTGACGTGATTACCCTATCGGAGAGATTAAACGATATCGGTGAGTTGGAGCGTATTGGCGGACTTGGTTACTTGGTAGAACTGGCTAACAACACTCCAAGCGCCGCCAATGTTAAATCCTATGCGCATATCGTTGCAGATCGAGCAATGGAGCGCCGTATCACTGAGGCTGGGCAGCGTATCGCGGAATTGGGCGATGATGAATCTATCCAAGTTGACGACAAGCTTGAAACACTTCACGGCGAGCTTTCAGGAATGGAGCGCCGCGATTCCGTTGAGGTAACCAATTTTGACCAGATCATCAAGTCTCGGGTGCAGGTTATCGATGGCAAGTTCAGGGGAACAGCTAAGCGCGGACTTGAGTGCGGATTTAAAGCCCTTGACGAACGCTTTCAGGGGATTGGCGACACTGACCTATGGATTCTTGCCGCTCGCCCCGCAATGGGAAAAACAGCCCTTGCAATGAACCTTG